TAGTTTTAAATAGAAAAACATCCGATGGAGATATAGCATTATTTTTAAAAGACGGCACTACAGTTGGAAGTATTGGTACTGCTAGTAGTATTATGTATATTGGTACTGGTGATGTTGGTATAAGAACCAACGCCATTAGTGATACCATAGAGCCTTTTAATACTTCTAATACCAATGTTAGAGATGCACTAATTGATTTAGGTTCTTCAGGAGCAAGATTCAAAGACCTCTACCTTTCAGGAACAGCAAGAACAAACCAACTTAGACTTCAAGATAGTGGTTCTACATCTTCAGGACTTTTTCATGAAAAAGATGTAACAGGTTCAGGAACATCAACGAATTTATCAGTTTTTGCAGAATCAGGTAAAGAAATTAACTTTATGACCAATGGTAGTGTCACTAAAGCTATGACTATTGATAGTTCAGGCAACGTTGGAATTGGAACTGATAGTCCAACTCAAATGCTAACTTTATCTAATGGTACTTTTCAAATTAATGGTAGCTCTTCTTTTTCTAGCAATGTAGAAATAGGCAGAGTTGGTGGTGATAACAACATGGCATTTGCGACTGGTGGCACAGAAAGACTTAGAATAGACACTTCAGGCAACGTTGGAATTGGAACGACTAGTCCAGTAACTTCACTATCTTTAGGAAGTGGCTCTACTGGAATGTCATTTAAGTCAAGTAATACATCTTTTAATAGTGGAAAAATTGCAGTTATAAAACAATCTGAGGTTGGTTCAGGAAATGGACATTTAATTTTTGAAACTTATGAAGGTGGTTCAGGTGGTGGAGAAAAACTTAGAATAACTAATGCAGGAAATGTTGGAATTGGAACTAGTAGTCCTTCTTCTTATTATTCAGGTGCAGATAATTTAGTTGTACATCAATCAAGTGGTGAAGCAGGTATGACTATTGCTACAGCAAATAATACAACAGGTGCTTTATATTTTGCAGATGGTACAACTGGTTCACAAGCCTATCAAGGTGGTATAGCTTACTCGCATGGAGCTGAAATTTTAAATTTAGTTTCAGGTGGAGCAACTAAAGTGACTATTGATAGTTCAGGCAAGGTTGGAATTGGAGAAACTTCGCCATCTAAATTATTACATATAACTAGCAATACTAACTATGAAGGTATGCTTATTAAAGGTGCTGGTCATAAACAATTAACAATAGAAAGTACACAAAGTTCTAAGCAATCTCTGGTAACTTTTACAACTGCTAGTCAAAATATGAGTATTGGTTTAGAAACTGATGATTCGTTTATATTTCATAGTGGAACTGCTAGTGCAGAAAGAATTCGTATTACAAGTAAAGGTAATTTGCAGTTAGCTTTGGGAAGTCCATTACAAGCAACTGCAGATGGTAGAGCAACAAATGTATCAGTTGGTGAAAGTTTTGTAACAATTTTAGATTTTTCAACAGTAGGTGGAACTAATGCTGGTAGAGGTTTTTATTTGGTAACAGTAGTAAGAGAAGGTGCGAGTGTTGGTACATCTATAACATTACAAGTAGGTGTATCATCAAGTGGTCTTGTAGTTATTTATGACACTATACAAGCTAATGGTTTCTCAGCACAAGCATCAAATGCACAGATACAAGTCAAACATTTATCTGCAGGTTCTGTAACCTGTCACGCTACAGCAATACCAATGTCAATAACAGGTACAGATTAAAAATAGGAGAAATTTATGGCAGTAACAATACAAGAAGCACAAGCAGTACAATCAGTTTTTGTGCAACGAGAATATCATTATAAAAAAATAGCTGATAAATATATGTCTTTATATCAACTCGGAAAATGCACCAAAGAAGAATGGGAAGCAAAACGACAAGAAGTAAAAGATATGCTTCCTTATCCTAGTGGTGTAGATAAAAAAGAAGCTTTAGATAAAATTGTTGAATTAACAGGCTGGTCATACAGCATATAAAAAGGAAAATAAATATGGCAAATTGGAATTGTAAAACTGTAGATTATTATAATCATGAACACGATGGACATGAGCAAGTGATCTACAATGTGCATTGGAGAGTGAAAAAAGAAGATGAAGAATATTCTGCATCATCTTATGGAACTCAAACTTTAAATACAGAAGATATACAGGACTTTAAACCCTTTGATGAAATCACTTCTGAAATAGTAGAGGGTTGGGTTAAAGCTGCTATTGGTGAAGAAGAAGTATCTAATATTGAATCTAACTTAGATCAACAAATAGAAGCTGAAAAAAATCCAACATCTATAACTGTAACTTTAGATAACTGATATACTAATTTTTTAACTACTTATAAGGAGAGTAAATATGAGTAAAGAAAAAAAAGAAGTACCATTTTTAATACATGATGGTAACGAATATAAACAAGAAGATTTGACTGAAGAACAAATTTCATGGGCATTAAAAATTAGAATGTGTAATGAAAGTTTAGGTAATCTTCAAAACGCATACAATGAATATATGTTAAAACAAGACTATAAGAATATGTGCGTAAAAGGTTTTGAAGAAACCTTAGAACAAAAAAAGGATAAAAAAGAAAAATAATGGCTAGAAAAACTGCTAATGATGTTGCTGCTGATCTTAGAGTACATGAAAAAATGTGCATGGAAAGATGGCATACGATTTTTAAAAAAACTGATAGCTTACAAGAGTCAGTTAATAGTATGAAGTTATGGTTATTGGGTGGTCTTACAACTATTGTTGCATCTTTGATTACTTTGATTGTTAAAACAGCTATGTAATATGCTAGAAAAACTAATTGATCCTATCAGCAATATTCTTGATAAGTTTGTTGCTGATAAGGATTTAAAACAAAAACTAGAACACGAACTTAAAACAGAACTTCATAGGGCTAATATGGCTCAAATAGAAGTTAATAAAGAAGAAGCAAAGCATAGAACTGTATTTGTTGCAGGGTGGCGACCATTTACAGGTTGGGTATGTGCAAGTGCATTAGCTTATCATTTTATATTAGAGCCTGTACTTGTATTCTTTTTAACACTAAATGGTATTAGTATTGATTTACCACAATTTGATATGGGTTCTTTGCTAACTGTATTAATGGGTATGTTAGGTTTAGGATCATTAAGAACTTATGAAAAAACACAAGGTCTTACAAAATGATCGATGGTTACAATCAAATATTTCAAGATAAGATAGTTGAGATGTTAAAAAGACATGAAGGGTTAAAAATTTTTCCTTATCATTGTTCACAAAACAAACTTACGCTAGGTATAGGAAGAAACTTAGAAGATAAGGGTATATCAAAAGATGAAGCATATTATTTGTTACATAACGACATAAAAGAAGTACAAGAAGAACTAGGTAAAAACTGGGGTGTATATAGGACATTTCCTGAAAAGGCTAGGTTAGTTTGTATAGATATGTGCTTTCAGATGGGTATTACTGGTTTTATGAGTTTTAAAGAAACAAGAAAACTTATGGAACTTGGTAAGTGGTTAGAAGCATCTGAAGAGGTTTTGCGTAGTCGTTATAGTATTCAGACTCCAAACAGAGCATTATATAATTCAAGACAACTTGCACTTTGCAATACTAATGGCAAAGAAAACAAGTGAAGAGCATCAAGCCAATTCAAGGCTAGGTGCATTAGGAGAATCATTTGTTCAAACATTTTTGTTAGAGCATTGTGATTGGTGTTATAAAACACAAGAAAAACATCCAGCAGACTTAGTTGTAGAACTAGGATCAGCTAAATATACAATACAAGTAAAAAGTAGAAGAGAAACAAAAAAAGGTAAATATGTTTTTGCAACAGAAAATTCTAGGTCATTATCTGAAATATATAAGCACTATCATTGTGATATATTTGCTTTTGTCTTTTTTGATACTACAGGCAAACATATCCTCTTCAAACCAAATAACACTACGCAGACTTACTTCACTTTCGATGCTTCAATAATTACTCCAAGTCTAGCTATGGACTCATTTAAGGACACTTTAGATCAACTAAGTTCAGTTCCTAAGATAAATCCTCTTTTAAAGTAATCAACAAATTTCTTGTAAATATATATATATTTATGTATATTAATACTATGTTTATTAAAAAAAGGAGTAATTAACATGAACAAATTAACTAAACAATATATGGATGAACTTTGGGTAAATTCAGAATTTACAAATATTGTAAAAAAATCATCACAAAAAACCTTAATTTTAATGTGTTTATTAGTAGTTACAAAAATGACTACTAATTCTTTTAAGAAATTTATTAAACTTTATAAAGAACAGGAGAGTGTATAATGAGATACACATTAGAAGTATATGTACCAAAAAGTAAGTTTTGGTTCATAGCTTGTCAGACTAACGACATGATTATGCTTGGACATCAAATACTTAAATGCAAAAAAGCAAAACATAAATACAGGGTAAAGAAGGAGAAAACAAATGCAAAATAAACAAAAGTGGTGGGTTTATATCAATGGATATAGAGTTGCAGAAACTAAGTCTATTGGTTACAAATGGGTTTATTACAGAACTTCTGAACATTCAAGATACAAAAGAATTAAAAGAAGTGAATGGGATAAGGCTTGTTTATCTACACTTGCAGAACAACAAGAAAAGTTAGACATTAGAAATAAGGCTAGAGAACTTAAAATATCAAATACTAAAAAATCACGAAAGAAATTTGGTTGGACTTATAAAACATTTAATGAAATAAAAGCAGAGGTTTTATCAGTATGACTGATCCCTTTAGACTAGCTTGTGAAATTATAGAACAGCATACAAGAATAGAGATTGCTAAAAAAGAATTAAAAGAAGCACAACAGTTAGTCAAAGAGAAACAGGATAATTTATACAATCATAAAGCTAGACTATGGGAGTTAGAAAATGGATCACAATGATCTAATGCGTATATCAATACTTGGTTTTCTAATTACAGCTAGTTTTATGTATTTGTATTTATAGGAGTAATAATATGAATGTAACATTTAATTTGTTAGGTGGTGGTGAGCTTAACATACCAGCTAGGTTTATCAGTGGTTTTTATAAAGATGATATAACTGGCGAAGTCATAGTCGTGGTGCTAGGTGAAGAATACATAGTTAGAGATAGCTTAGATGAAATCAAGTATATATTGGGGATAGCTAGATGAATTCTAAAAAAACTCCGTTTACATCGACTGCTAGTATTGGTACTTCAACTACAGGTCTTTCTTTTAATACAGGTAATACTAATGATTATTATGATCGTCTGCTACTACAGATTGAGAAACAGCAAAGAGTAATTAAAAATCTTGAACAACAACTAAAAGAAAAAAATTCAGAAGTAAATTTAGACTTAACTAAAGATGATATTAAATTTATATTAATGAAATGCCATCCTGATAAGAATATGAATAGCAAACAAGCTGCTAAAGTAACAGCTAAATTATTGAAATTAAGGGAATCAAAATGAAAGCAATAGGTAAGATTACAAAAGATGATATGTGTACTCATTCATTAGTGCCATATCTTTTTGATGCAGGGCATTTTAAAACTAAGCAAGAAGTTTTAAATGATTGTATAAGAGCAAAACATGGTGAGAACATAAGAACGCCACAAACCTTACGACAACGAACAGGAGATGTATTAGAAAAACCATTGATTGATGAATGTATGTTGCGATTAGGTATAACTGAATATGATAAAGAGGTTAGTGAAGCTGTAGTACATCCCTTATTACCATTAGAGGGATCATTAGATGGTATGGCATTTTGCGATAAGCTAACTGTAAAAGAAGATAAAGAACAAAGTATTTTTTGTTTAGATTCATCTGAAGTATATCTAAATGGTTATGTACCTATAGAAGTAAAATGCACCAGTACATATCCTGAAGATATACCACCTGATTGGTTAGGTGTAATGCAACTAAAAGCTGCTATGTCAACGACACAAGCAAAAGCAGGTATATTAATTATTCTTTACCAATCAACTGATCTAAGAATATATGTCATACCAAAAGATTATAGTTTTGAAAAAGAGTTAGAAGT